TTACCCAACCAGGCTGGCAACCTGCACCAGACCGCAGCCACGCGGTTACTATACGAACACTACCTGATGCGCGTAGTGTTCTGGAAATCCCGAAGAGATTACTTTCTCTTCAGAATTTCCTTTACCAGTTCTTCTGCCATCCTTCTGGCAGAAGTCTTACTGTATCCCTTTTTAACAAGGGATACTGTAATACGCCTGATAGCCCGCGATGGGTCCTTGCGGGCTATCGAGGCGGTTTCAAGAGACACTCTTATCATGAGCGTCCCTCCACTTGTATTAGCACCGATCACCGTTCACGTTGGCTTACACGCTACTAGGCCGTGTGCTACACCCAACGAGTGTAGTTGCCATTCTTTACACGCTAAGCAACCAGCGCGGGGCTATGTCTTTTATCGTCCGCTGAGTGTGCCCAAGACTCAGGCCATGACGGTGGTGCCGATAATTACGTTTAGTGTTACTCATCCGTTTATCGGCACCACTGCTCGTCTGTCGGCTGGCGCCTCCAGACGAGGAGTCCTTCTACCTTTGATGCACAAGATTTCGAGCCCGAAAGAAAGAGGCGGGGGCTCGAAACTTGTGGACATCGCGGTAGAAGGACTCCCGGTGTCTTGGGCGGGGCGGGAGTGATTTTGGGCCTATATAGGCGGACTTCGCGGGTAAGTTTGGTTGGACCGATTATTATCCTGGGTTAGCTGAAAACTTGTTCCCGTTGATTGTTTCTATATGGTATAGTTATAGGGTAGATACTGATGACTTTTTGTAGTGTGGGGGTTATACTATATGACGGGGTACGTACAGGAGATAGGACTATATGTGTACAGCTAACTGTAGTTTGAGGGGTTGCGGGGCTAATAGATGCCCGCTGGAGAATGGTGAGACATGTAATCCTAAGATAGTAAGAAGTCGCGCGATACTATACATTATGCAGGTCGCCCAATCGCTAACATTGAGAGAGATAACCGCGATTATGTTTTACGTCGACTTGTCATTTTCTCGCTACAAACAAACTCCCTTTTTCTCTCACAGATGGTCTATCAGGCTGCCAGAAGACAATATTACATTCATTCCCGCAAACCTCACCGAGATATTTCCTATCAGACATCTCTCAACTATTCGTGTAGCATACGACACCTCGCGGGATGTGACGGGCTCAGGAGAGGTTCGTTACCAGTTTGATCGCCACCGAGCTGAGGTTTTGGGAGAGTGCTCGGCTATGGAAGATTGTCATGACTTTCTCAAATGTGTCGTCTCTGACTTCTTCATTGACGTTCAGGACGCTATAGACATCATCCACCGCCACGGGTTTGGCGAGCTTACCCAGCGGCTTATGCTCAATCTATCAAAGGGGAGCGACGAGCTGGTGATTCATGTCGATGGTGAGGAAAAAGATCTTACGAAGAAGCATGCCCACGATGTGTACTATACCATGAGATCAGCTGACAAAGACACAGCACAGCTTGTGGTTAACGTCCCACACGTTGTGTACGTGCTTATGGGCGGGCTGTCGGCTTCCTATCGGTCGAAAGTGATGTGATATCCATGATGGCCATGAGGTACTTTTCTACCTCAATCGCGTGGCTGGACGCGATGGCACGGATAATGAACAGGTCATTCCATATTGAATTAGCCCCATGTTGTGACTTGAGTGATGATAAATACTCCTCTACAAATGTCTTATGGAGGGATGATGCCCCGTCCTCCATACTCTCGCGAGCGTTTTCGAGCGGGCTTTCGGGTATAGAAATAAAGAAACTACCGATATCACGAAGGGTTGTTTCGACAGCTAACAAGAGCGTTGCCTCATCAAGCTGACTTGTACCAGTACTGGTACTGAGGATCCTGCTTATCAACATAGCTGGGTAAAGCTCGCTCACTTCACGTATCAGCCAGATAAGCATTTCAGGTGATACGCTATCATTCTTGATCGAATGGTAGAGAAGAGACATAGTGTTGTGGAGCTGGCGGATGTAGGTTGCCAGTTCATTCGTCGTTGCCGCCAGGTTGCTTATAGCTTTCGAGGTCTCTTGTGCATTCTTCTCCGAGAGAAGGGGTTTTACCACCTGCTTTACGATAAAGTAAAACGCGGTGGTCATAAGCAGTATGATGACGATAAAGCTGAATAGAAAATGCGAAGAGAGTATAGCGTCAACCACTTTCCCCTCTCTCAGTAGCTGTATGACAACATTGTCCATCTAATACCTCTGCTAACAGGGTAAAAACACTTATACTACTATAACAGGGAAAGCTAGAGACGACTGGACGCTTTTCTGAACAACTGGCTATTGATATAATTTGCTACCAAATATCGCCTTGTTGTTGACTATCATACAGGGGACAAAAAAGAAGTCATGTCCACTCTCGGATAGATAGAACACGCCAACCGAATGGCTCCAGTTGCTTAGTGCTGCATGGCCCAAATAGCTTACCTTATCAGGGTCTTCAAGACAGCCTAACTGAATAGCGTGAAGGTATACCCCATCATGCCTGCGGTGCACTTCAAACCCGGTCGTGTGAGAGTGGAATCTAACGACAGATATACCGAAGTCTTTGACCATAGTTCGCGCTTTGTTTATCGGCAATCGCGGCGAAGATCCTCTCCCAACACTTTCGTCGCCATGGATGAACATAAGTGTGTTTTTCCAAGTCCACTTGTTAAGCACTTCCCAACCAAGCCGCTCGAGAGAAAACAGGTTTTCCTGCCTCATGACAAGCATGTCTTCGAGCCATGGATTCTCGAATAATTTTCGCTCGAGCCTTTTAGTGACATGGTTGTCCTTGAGAAGTATCTTCCGAGCGTTTGGTGCTGCTTCCGTTAGCTTCATACGCCATTCGTAGTCACCGTCAAGCTCTGCTTGCAACCCTACGAGGTCGGCATGTGGTTTGCCAAACGATGATATCTGGTCAGCACAGATAGGGTCGCCACCATCGATGATTATGTGTGGTTCTATGTCAGCAACTAGCTGAAGAATAATAGAGTCTGCGCTGAGAATGTTGCGCGGGTAATGTCGATCTCCGAATGCTAACAAACGGATGTATCCTTCTGGATAGCGGGATACGTCTGGTCTGTTTCGTGGGGGTCTACCCCTTTTCTTTCGTGGTTTCGTCTTCTCTGTTTTCAGTTTCATATTACTCCCCAAACAATATGTCCGCAAATCTATTAGTGTTATAACCACCATACGAATAGTTTCGTGCCAACTGCTTCGTCTTCGTTGTCATTACCCAAGATATCTCTAACGGGTCCCTGAGCTTGACTGATTGGACAAATGCATACTCTTGTGGAAGTGTCTGGCTTAGTGGAATATGTTTGACAATATCCTCAGCTAGTTTTGCCTGGAAACGTGTCTTTTGCGAAGAGCCTGACGCTGGTTTGAGTACGCTAAGCATCCTGCTCTCAGCATGAGTACGCATCAGTTGTTCGAGCTCTCTAGCGTCAGGTGGGAGGATACTACTATAGCGTTCACGCAGCATTATGCTATTAGCCACATCAGGAAAAACGTGTTTTGGCTCCCTGAGCTTTCGTGGTAGGTCAAGCATGGTTTCCGCTTTTTCTACCTCTGGAAGTGCTTTATGTGTGAACCCCTTGAGTCTCAACAGTATCGGTGATGACTCTTCCCTGAACGAGCCGATAGCAGTTTGCGTATGTCTGGCTACCCGGGGTCTTTTTACCACAGGCATTGGTTGGGGATCCCTCTCCGGAATCTCGTACGAGAACGCTCCTAATGTTTCCTTGAAACGCTCTATCTTCTCAAGAACTTCTCTGTCTAGCAGTGTTCCTTCGCGGGACAAGCGCACTGCAGCTTGTGTTTGTTTTCTACTTCCTATTGCCACCCGAGCCGCTGTGATGTCGTTTGTTAATTTTGGAATTACTGATTCCATTTCTCGTTCTACGAGCTTCTCGGGGGTTCTTTCAAACAATGTTAACGACGCTGCTTCTGCTATACCCTGTCGCTTGAGGGTGAGCAAGTTTGTCAGCTTCGAGTTTACATCTTTCATAAGAGCGTAGGGAGACTTCCACCGCGACACCATCTTCCATATGCTATCGGCTGTTGGAACCAGTCGCTCGAAAGCTGAAAAGAAAGCTCCAGCGAACTCTGGCATGGTAACTGAAGCAAACGGAGTGTGAAGCTTATATGCTTCCCTGAGATCTGATTCTGGCTCGCGTATCTGGGACCGATTGTAGGTACTTGCTTGCTTGAATCGTTTCAGCTTTCTCTTCCGTCCTTCTACATCTCTCCGCGTGCGCGTCCTTCGTTTATCGATATCGGAAGCGATAAGTGGAGCCAAAGCCACAACGGTTCCACCAATCCCGCCGATAAGAAACATACGCTTGGCTGAATCCTCGGGTAGGTCGAGAAGAAAGTTATCAATGCTTATCGAGGCAGCTCGCATCATTGGCTTGAATTCTTGCCTTACCTTCGAAAGTGTCTGTGTAACGACATCTTTCCAGACCGAGAAGTAGTCACGCGCTTTTGTTGCTATCTCGCTAGCCAACCTGCTTGGCTTCAGCACACCTGCCCTTGTAGGTGATCCGAAATCTGTTAGCAAGAGTCGCCTGACACTCTGGTATGTTGAGTAGTGATTCGAAGCCTCTATGGACCTCTTTTCCTGCAAGTCCATGGTACCAAGCGCTTTAGCAGCCGACTGTCTCCACTGCTGTGTTTGGCTTATATGGTTGAGAGCCCATATGAGGATACCACTTGCAGCAGCCATAGAGAGAGGAAACTTTGCCCCTGCCATGATTTCTCTTGGGACTATTTCGGCTCTAACTGCTGATGTTTTGATACCCCTGAGAGCCTCGTCAGCGTGGGCTAGTATCTTACTCGAGAACTCGGGAGTCATAATGATATCGAGGGAACGTTCCTCGAATATCTTCATCGCATCCAGCCCAAACTTCCTGACGATAGGGTCTTTACCAACGGTCCTCTCTATTACATCAATAACTGTTTGGTCAAGGTTTTTGTAGTATGCGAGTATAGACTCTCTGGTAAACGATCGTGCTGTATCGCTAACAAGCTCAAGCTGTTGCTCGAATGGTAGCTTGTGAAGGTATGTATGTTCTTCAAGTGTTGACTTTGCTGTGTTAGCAAACATGTCGTGAACAAGCTCACCGACAATCTTCTTGTCACGGAGAGCGGTGTCAATAACCTCTTCTGTAACGAGAGTCGCCTCATTCTTTCCAAGTCCCAGAGTCTGTGAGATAAGGTTAATATACCCCCTGGTATGATACTCCAACATATACTTTGACGCTCTCGGAAAGTATCCGAAGTCAACGTTCTGGTTAGTAAGGAGGAAGGGAAGCTTTCCTGTAGCTATTTCTGCCGGGCCAGCAAGTTTAGATTTGATAAACTCTTTCCTGCCATAGGCCATGTTTGCTTGGTAAGAGTTAAGATATGCTTCGTGCAACTCCCTGCCAATCGAAGTCATATCATCGGCTCTTTTGAGAAACTGGCTAGAGCCAACACCGAACCCTCGCTCATAGCCTTTCAGTAGCCTCTTATATTCGGGTTCTGTGAGCACACGCACTTTCTTGGGCGCCTTAGGAAGATCTTTCTCCCCGATGACTGGGTCCAACTTAGCGTTTTCTATAAACGAGCTATAAGGACATACTTCCCTGATAAGGCATATGCTACATTGTTTCCCGCATCCAACTTCACCACCGACAGGACTTTCTGGGTTAATGAGATCGCGTATAAGCTTCACTGCACCCATCTCGCCACGGGCCATTGCTTGGTTCATGACCATTTGTTGGAGGCTTTCAGCTCGCTGTATCTGCATACTGAGAAGTCCAGCTTCCGAATCAAGCTCTGTTTCAAATGGTATCAGCAAACTGTCGTGAAGCGTTCTGTTCATAACGGCTTGGGTGATATAGTTGTTCATGAGTGACTTAACTACGGGATCTTTTGCAGCAGCCCTTTCGAGAGTGCTCCTGTTGACAGCGTACACAAATGATACGTCTTCTGTGTTAAAGACTTTACTCGCTAGGACCCTGTTCATCGCTTTCTGGGGATCTGAGTTCAGTTTCGCGAAGTTGGTAAACGGAAGGTCAGCAAAGCTTTTCCAGTCAACAATGGTTACAGCGTCTGCAAGCTTTTTTCCGCCTTCTGTTCGGTAATTTTTCAAGAGGATAAGGTCAGCGACAGACCTCGTCGTGAACATTGACGAGAGTTCATCAGAGACAAGTGGACTCTCTACAAACATAGTTATGGATGGGTCCTTGAGCACCATCTCTCCGTAGTGTTTGATCATCTCTGAGGCGAACTTTGCTTCCGATACGGTTGATGAGTCCGAGAGACCAGCAACGGTGAGGTTGTACCTAGCCTTGGCTGCAACGTCCCCGAGGAAAGAGCGTATAACCTTTTCTCCAGGCATCTTCCCGGTTTTCTTTGCTTCCTCCTGGAACTTCTTGATAGAACCGAAGGCCTCTTCCATCACAGAGTGTATCGAGTATCCTACTGGTACTACAGGCCCAGTACCGCTGGTAGTGTAGTCCAGACGTTTGAGGATGAAGTTTATCGGGCTTCTCTGCATCTCCTTCAAGGTGGAAGGAGATAGCGGTCGCTTCCATTGCTGAGTTTCGTCTCTCCTAGCCATTTGATGTTAGTTTCTTCCTCTCCTCAACAAGTGATATGAGGCGCTCGAGTGCGTCAGCAGCGCGCTGAGCAGAGTCATCTGTTCCTTTCTTTCGATATCGTTCCTCCATTTCAGGAGTAGCTAGGAGCTGACGATATAGTTGATCTTTTCTACGAGCTACCCTCTCCTTTATCTTCACTGCAACAGACTCGTCTTCTCGCATGTATACTTCCCCAGTTTGCTGATTGACAACCACTGGAACATCTGTCACGAACCCTTCCTTGGCAATCTTGGCATTTAAGCGAGCCTCGATCATGTCAGACTCTACCAGACCTGATATGAGATTGTGAAGAATTATGTCGTTAACAACATCTTCCTCACTGATGTTAAGTCTGAGTGCTACTGCTTTTACATACTCACGGTATGAAAGCTGAGCTATCTTAAGCTCGATTGGGCAACGTTCACCAACAGGTGCCATACCAATGATATCGTATGGACAGTGTGATTTCTGACTACATGAAGGTGAACATATCTGGGCTGTAGTGTTAGTAAGGTTCTCTCGGGGAGCTACGATAGCCTTATGTAAGCGTCGCAGCTTCCCTCGAGTCCATTCTCGTCCGTAAAAGATCTCCCCCCCATAAGTCTCAATGATAGCCTTGCGGAGAGTCTCAGGTATCTCGTTATGAGGAACAACTTCATCAGGGTTCTTGAGAAAGCTGACAGGTGACTCACTTTCCACTGAAACAGTTACAGGGTCTTCCAGTGGTGTGAGATCACCTATCGAGTGTATCCTTGTCTTCTTAGCTAATGTCTTTTCTTTCACGGGGAGTAGCTGCCCTCCGTCGTTCGTAGTCGTTTGCTGCGTTTTCAAACCAGCTTATCGGGTCCTTGATTTTCTCTTCTGCAACCGATTTAAACCGTACCTTCTGCGAATCAATGGGACCATACTTATCAACGTCCCAATGGCCGAAGAGGGCTTTAAACGTATACTCACTGATGTGAAGCACCTCATTGCCCTGGGAACTTTTGAATGATATGGCCGCCATGCGAGTCACTGGATCAATCGAGAGGAAGTCTATATCACTCATACTACCCCCTCACGCGCACTGATATCTTCTTCTTTGCTGGTTGGTCAAGTTTCTCTTCAATGTCGACATTTTTCTTTGGTCTTCCTCTTCCTCGTTTGGTTTCAGCACCATCATTCCCGATAGCATTCTCTGCGATCATCTCGACGACAAGCAATGTGATGACCTTACCAATCTCGACGAGCTTTTCGTTCGGTATCATGATGTAGTCTTCGTTGTTCTGGTTTTCTTTCGGTTTCTTATTTCCCATACAAACACTCCTTTTTGTTATAGCAATTTTTACTATTCAATAGTATATCATATAAGCAGTTATCTATTGCTCTGGAATTTATGAAACCCTCCAAATAGCAATTAATGGTACAGGGAAGCCTCATTCCCTAAGAGGTAGCGCGCATTGTATTGAGCATCCTGGATGGCCATTACCGCGCGTTGCCTCTCGGTGGCCATCCGAGAATTCATCATGATATCTCTCCCAAACTCTGGATTTCTTACCTTCTCTATCTTTCGAGCAACCGCATATGGTAAGCTTAACGGCGTTCTCGCTGCTGCTCCCACTACACCGACAGCTAGCTGTGGCAGCCAGTATGCAGCTGCAGAAAGCTTTGCAAACCGTGCATATCCAACCCTATTGACATAACGCATCGCGTAGTCTTTTACAATCCCCGCTTCTATGCCACCTTCTGCTACCTTCGCAGCAGTCTGTGGGGCAACTTCTTCAAGTGTCCTTATGAATGCTGTATGTACGGCATTAGCTTCTCGTAGCTTCCACTGACCCCCTGTTGCTGCTCTCAACTTCCACGGTATACGAACACCTATCTTTTCCTTGAGTAGAGATACCCGGGCTATCGGTCTCCCGAGTGCTGGTACCATCTTCAGGAGTGAGTTCTGTGCGGTTTTCGTTCCACTGGTAACCTCAAAGAGGGATATTCCCCCCTTTGCTGCTACATCTCTAATGCCAGCCATTCTGGCAACATGGCTCTCGAACTCTCTCATCGCAGCTTTGTCTTGACGCAGTGCTGTCAGATACTTGTTAAACACTTTGTCCAGCTTCTTATACTGGGCTCTGTAGACATCATCTGGGAGGATGTCTCGCATCGTGTTATGAAAGTCTGCGGGAGCTACAATGCGGTTTCCAAGAAAGCCGAATGTATACTTTTCCCTGAACTTTGTGTAATTCTTTTCTGTTCCGATAAGGAAGTCATAGGGGCGTTCGCTGAAATGTTTTGTAAGCGCAGGATCTCGAACGAAGTCTCTTCGCAGTGTACTTAACAGGGACCTGTTCGGTTTAGAGAAGAATTCTTTCGCTGCGGCTTTATACTCTTTCCTGCGTACAGGATCGAGAGACTCGATAAGCTTGGGTATCATCCCACCAGCCCACAGCGTTCTCATCCTAAACGCTTGTCTAGACCTGTCAAACGTAGCGCTTATTGGAGTAGTTGCTCCAACAACGCCGAGAAATCCTCCCAGACCGAACCTGATAGCATTTGCTGCCAGCTCAAGTTTTATCGCTGATGATACAAAGTCTCTTACTGTAGGGGGTTCCTTTTGTGGTTCAACCCGGTCCTCGTAAGGTTGATATTCCCATATTCCATTTATGAACGATGCATAGTCCATCAGCTTAACCGTTTTCCTCTGAACGAGAACTTGATCCCGCTAACGCCAGCATTGACTGCTCTATATGTGTTGCGAAACCCGAGCTGACCTGAAAAGCTGTTGCTGGTACCATAGACCCGCGCTGCTGTTGAACCCATCCCGAGAAGTCTCCTATTTACTCCAGAAGCCGCCATCGCTACTAACGAAGCTCCAAGGCTCCCATATGCTAGATTGCCTACAGCCCGCAAGGTCGAAGATGTTTGTTTCCCGACCATTCGTGATGTCGTTGACCTGAACAGCCCATATCCACGCGAACCGATAGATCCTTCAACCACTGAGATGGTCTTATCCTTGAACTTGTTAAATCGTTCCATAAGCTCCCCTATGGTATAATTAGAGATATTATACCATGATAGGATCAAGACTACTCACCCATGTATAAAATTGACGATGAGCTGAAACGAGAAATCATCCAGGTTGCAAGAGAGACTGGCAACGATGAGGCGATTACTATCATTGAAGAGGCTGACGATCCAGTCCTATGGGCTGAGCGTAACCTCCGTCATCCAGACACCGGTGACACTACGTTCAGGGTAAAGACTGCGTTCAAGCCACTACTACGTTCAAATCATAAGGACAGAGCTATTCGTGTAGGACGCCAGTTTGGAAAGACTGTCCACATGGTCGTTGACATCCTTCACAACCTTGTGTTCCGAAAGAATGTTGTCATTCTTGTGTTTGTAACCAGCCTTCCACTCATGAACCGTATGCTCACTCTTATTAGTAACATGACCAAGAACACCGAGATCGGTACTATGCTATCGCAGAAGAAACGAAACAAAAGGGCGAGCGGCAGCGTCGACGAAGAGTACGACCATGCTGTGTATGTTACAAACGGCAACAAGGTATACTTCTTTGCTATGAATAAGGATCCAGATAAGGCTCGAGGTCAGTTCGCGACTGATATCTACGTCGATGAGGCAGATTACATGCCAGATAAGGCTTGGCCGGTTATCAGTGGTATCCTAAAACGTAATCCATCAATACGCCTATGGGCTTCTTCTACCCCATCTGGGATAACTGGAAGCTGGTTTGAGAAGTTCTGTGAGAAGTGTGCAAGAGATGACTATAAAGATGGTGTTGAGTTTCATATTCCGTCTACTCTTGACGAAGAATGGGAACTCATCGAACCACGTCTAAGAGCGTCTATTCATGATGAGATATCGTGGAAACTTGAGGTACTGGCTGAGTTTGTCGAGCCGAAAGGGGCAGTTTATAAGAAAGAGGTAGTCGACTCTGCGTTTGCGCGATGGGCACACAACGGCATATATCCGACGCTGGAAAGCATTCTTGAGACTGCTGAGTACCGGAATGGGTTAAAGTTTCTTGGGGTTGACTGGAACACTCCTCAGAATGGAGTTCGCATCGTCGAACTCACCAGAATGTGGGGAAAGCTATTACTTACCCGTCACATTGTCATCGCGTATGAAGAATATACACAGCTTTCCGCTGTTAGTAAAGTAGTCGAGTTAATGACAGCTAACAACTATGCTATCATAAGTGTTGATGAAGGGTACGGGGCGACTCAGATAGAGTTATTGCGGTTAGAGCTTGCTAACAAGGGATACGATGTTGGGAGAGTACTAAACGTTGTTGACTCAAACACGTATGAAACGATATCGGTTGAGTACCGTTCACCGGTGACTGGTGAAGTCCAGCGGAAAGAGTACATGAAAGTGAAGACTAAGTTTAGGATCGTCGGTCTTCTTGGTCAGTACCTTGAAACAGAGCTTGCACTTCCACAAGAAGAGACTAATAATCTCGGTGCAGAGATACGGAACTTCAGAAGGAAAGGAAAAGCAAGCGATGGCGGTTTTATATATAGTGATGATTCACATTCACTCAGCGCTCTTCATGTCTGTATCCATGGATACGAAAAGTACATGCGCGAGGTCGGTGTCCATGACTCACCTGTTGACTTTTCCAGCATCATCGCGTCATCACAGCTAACACTGGAACGTAACTACAACGAGAGCAGCATGCCCTTTTACTATCGACAGCTAGATTCTAATAATATGCAAACACATCGCACGCGAGGTTTACATGGCTATACAAGACGGACAAGACAACTCTAGCAACGACTTTCTGTATCGTCCATCAATCAATCCCCCCGAGAGGGGGTTCACCTCTCCCGGCGTACCACGAAGTGTCGATCCAACGAAAGTCCTTGCTGATGAGATTCCCGATCCCTATGCGGCCTGGGTACCAACATTTGAACAACATGCTAGAAACGCTACAATTCTCAAACAGCGAGCGAGAGAACTGTTAAAACTATCTATCGCCGATATAGATGGATATGTCGGGGACGCGCCACCATATATCCTTGCCTATATCACTGATCTGACAGGGATAGAGTTCCCTTCCAGAGATGAGGACCCTGATGCAGTATCGCCAGAGTTCACACTCTCAAACAAGACGAAGGAATGTATCTATCGCGCTGCCGGATATTTTGACAGCCAGAATGACTACGAGCTTTCTGAGGCGCTTGTCAACTTCGACACGAAAGCTATTGCAGCACGAATGAACCGTGATTTGAGTGGGAGGAGCTATCTCGGTAAGCACGGAATTCTGATGTATGGGATTAAATTACTGGTCATTGTCCTTAAGGTGTCATATGTTATTGCTATCTACTATACAGTAGGCTACTTGTGCAGCTTCTTCAGGGGGAAGCTCAAGATAGGCAAACGCTGGAAAGTAGCGGGGAAGAGGTTCGGGTTTGAGTTTTGTATCGGTGACAAGATCTCTGACTATCTAAAGGGAGTTGAACGATCTCTCCTTAGTGTTGTTGGTTACTCGTGTAGAAAGAATCCTTCTATAACGCCTGTCGAGTGTCCTACTGCTCTTACAAGTAGCGATCTCGAAAAGCAGTTCTCGTTCAAGCAGATCGAATGTTGTACGACAAAACCTATCTTCTTTGACAACCGGCAATTTTATGAGCAGAAGTTCTCATACACAGCATGCCTCCAAGCAGCCATTGATGCCGAACTCGATCCAATCGGCTATATGAACGGGCGTATCTGTTCATATGAGAACGTGGATAACGACCGCACTCCAACCCCTGAGGAGCAAGCAAAAGCGAAGGTTGTTGCCGACTACCTTACCAGCAAAGGAGAATCCAGGTATGGCCTGAATGGGTATCAGAATATCGGGCCCCTTAACAATGCTATCAACAATGCTGATAGTGCCACGATCATGTCACGACATGTAACAAGTATCCTTGGGGAGAAGTCGTATGAGTACACGAACTTCAAGTATGGTAAAGGAGCATTTGATTGTTTCGGTTACAGTTTGAAAGACTCGACGACTGCTGAACAAGATATCATAAACGCTATTAATCAGAATGCTGGAAGATGGATGAAGGAATCAGCTGATCCACCGATTGTTATTGGCAGTCCTGAGGCTAGCAATTCCCCTGCTATAAGTTACCTCGCAGACACTCTCAAGTTACTTGACCAAGGTGTAGGTGGTCTGGTAGATATTGCTGACAGGATTGTCATTGGAACAGCGAATCTTACCCTGTGGGGGTCATCAAGACAGCTCTGTTGTTGGGTCTACCTTCTTGTGTTTGCCTCAACAATGATCCGCAGATTGATTCAGACACATGGGCATCTCTGCAACGATAAGAAGGTTTCCTGTTACAATTGTGGTGGGACAGGTATGAAGAACAATGTGACCTGCGTTGTCTGCAATGGCACCGGTGAGGTACAGGACTTCCAAGTGTTTGCTGAAAACCTACGCCACGAGATGGGAGCACTGTGGGCTACTGAGATCAAGAAGTCGGCCGAAGTGCAACAGTTTGTTGCAATCCTTAAGGTAATTAAAGCCATTATAGACACCTACATCAACTCCCTGAGTAGACCAATTCTGCTCCAAGGACTGCGACTACCACTCCAGGAGATGTGGGAGCTGATCAAGATTACGATAGCTAATGGTCTAGCACAATTCATGGATGCATTACTTATGCCTATCGACACCGTGCTCAGCGGCTTACAGGGGATACCAGAAGTTCGTCTCGCTCTTGCAAATGAGTGTTTTGGTATAGACCGTCTCTTTGACTTTCTTGTGTGTAACCTCAATAACCTCAAGTTCTCTATTGTTAACAGTATCATGAGACTCATAGATTTTACCATAAATGATCTTACACTGATCAATGATATATACCTTTCTCGAACACGGCTTTCTACTCTCGAAGCTCTTTCAAGACTGCTTGATAGCCTCATTAACCTCATCCTCGGTCTGAAAGACTGTTACAATCCATCTGAGCTCGTTGACGAGATCGTGAATAAGCAAATGAATGAACAGTATAACCAGATACGTGATATCGATCAGATACTGTCAGAAGTCGGTATGGAGTTTGGTGAGCTTACTGAAATGAGAACTTCCCTCGTGGGGAATGAGTTTCCTGTGTCTGAAGAGGAAAGGGGTAACATCGACAATATGCCAGGTACAATATCTCGTTCATTTGGACCTCTTGCTGGGGTAGCCGAAGATATCGTCGTGCAATCCCTGAAGACTTTTGATATGATTGAAACGGGAGCTGGTGTGAGACCGAAAACGCTGAAAGAGTTTGCACAGGTACTCGAGACACAGAGCGGTACTTCCATTGCTGAGGTTAAGGAGTCACTCTTGCATATATTTGATATACTACGAGGTGCATGATGTCTTTTATCAAGAAGATTAGATCTGTTTTCTATCAGAAATCCGTAGACGCTGATGTAGAAGAGTTTATCCGTGCTGAAATTGAACGCAGGGTTGTTGAGGTTCTCAAGAACAGTGATACGAATCCACTTCCTGCCACTACAAAACTCACGCTCAGGGGTTCCAGTTCTCGAAGGGCTATCCCAATACTACCAGAGAAGGGAAGAGGGTTAACGGTCAGAAAGAGCGTGAAAGATAGTGGGGACCGGTATACACGAACGACAGACTTCTTCAGCGTCAGACAGGAAGTCAAGCCACTTAGTGGAAATAGTAACCTTACGATTGTCACCACACCTTATGACTACGAGAAGATCGATAAATTCCATAGAGTTGAAAGCTACTTCTCTCGTTCTATCGGAAGACAGGTCGAGACACTCCTCAGGAATGGGTACTATATCGTTTCAGAAGAGCAGGTCTATGGCAAGGCTGTCCGAGAAGTGATAACATTATACCAGACAAAGACTAAACATTCGTTTACTAACAGTCTGTCGAGAATTGCTTCTGACCTCCTCAAGTATGGATTCTTCGTCCTGGTCAAGGAGTGGAAATCGGTAGGCAATGTAAAACAGCTATCCTTCCTCAGACCGATCTCACCGAGAGACATGATGTTTGTTGTCGACTCTTCAACGTATCGCATTCAGTATGTCTATGAGCAGAACTACACAGGATTGCTTACACCACAAAAGAAGTCTACCGAAGGTATGATACCAGTGGAGAACTGTATCATTGGCTTCTTCACTGATGCCGGGAAGGACGTATATCCAGAGCCACCCTGTCTGCAGATCATCGATGACATCCTTACCCTGCGAAGTCTTGAAGAGAGTGTCGAGATCCTCTCATTCCAATATAGTTCACCGCTCCTCCATGCAAAGGTTGGAACACCTGAAGAGCCATGCCGTCGTGGTGAAACCGCAGCTGTTGCTAATGCTATCGCTGCTATGGCTCCAAATGGGGTTATCACAACAGACCACCGGGTATCAATCACGTCTGTTACACTGCAGAGTGCTGTCTCCAACCTCATGCCATATATAGAGCATTTCAAGGACAGGATATTTATAGGATCCGGTACCTCTGGTGTGATTGTCGGTGAGGGTGACACTGCTAACCGGGCAACATCAGAGTCACACGATAACAGTCTTGCTGATCGGTGCGCATATATCGGCAGCATTATAGAAAGTGCCCTTACATATCAGCTTATCTGTGATATACTCACAAACATTGGTGTGAGCCCTGTCGACCCGGTAGGAGACCCGTTAGTAACATTCGAATTTAACGAGATGACATTGGGAAGGATGATAGAGAAAGCGAATAACACCTTGAACCTGTACCATGGTAATATAGTGTCACATGCAGAAGCAAGAAAGATGATTAAGCGACCTCCGATGACTGAGGAAGATAGACTCGACACATACCTCAACCGGGTACAGATACCACTCGCGAAAGCAAAGGGATCCCCGACTGACTGGGAAATTAACCCAACACTCAACCAACCACAAAATCAGTACGGCAAGAAAAGTGCCCCAGGAAGCAGAAAGGACTAGGAGGTCAGTATGAGTACTACAGTTACCGATAAGAAACTATCGTCTGAAGAGCGGAAGAAGCTGCCGAGCTCTGTCTTCTGTGGACCAAACAGAAGCTTTCCCGTTCCAGACTGCAAGCATGTACGAGCCGCACTCTCGCTACTTGGCCGATACAAAGGCCCCGGTGATAAGGATAAGATACGGGCGTGTATCTATCGGCGGGCAAAAGCTCTCAACTGCTTCAAGAAGAAGTCTGATGCAAATATGGGTGATCTAGATACTGTTCGTGAGTTCTACGTCATGGCAATCGATGGCATAATTCCCAATGATGGTGAGGGGATGGCTATACTTATGCAGCTTTGTTCATGTAGTGGAATCAGCCAAGCTGAGACACTTTCAGTAATGCAGGTTGCAGTAGAATGCTCTGTTGTAGATGGTCTTGAAACGCTCATTAGTAAAATTTCGCGGTCAAAGTGAAATTGCTGTGCCATGAGCGACCTTTATGTATATAATGAATCGATAAGAGAGGTGTGTAATGGGTGACATTATCGTATCAAATTACTCGCTGGTGATGAGCAGAAAGCCGAAAGCAGCGGATATAGAACGCGACAAGTTCGTTGTTGATCAAGTAACGAAAGCAGTTAAAGATGCTGGGCTCCCCGCCGGGTACGTAGCCGTTATCGAAGCTACCCACACTGGGGTACCAAACCTGAAAGCACATGTCTATTCGAGCAAAGGGATGGAAGAAGCTGTAAAGTCATTCTACACTCCTACGTGGAAACCACTCAAGCTGAATCACAAGACAGCCACTGACATGTTTTCTCCGTACTTCGACGCAAACGATGTTGCTCTTGGCCGCGTTGTTTACGCTGAGTTCAGAAAGGGTAAGGTAAACACACCAATAGGAGTTGGTGACGGATCTGTTGTTGTTGGGGCATACATACCAGCTACAGCAAAGCTTCCTGATGGTAGTAATGTCATAGATGCAATTATAGACCGCCGCATTATCAATGTGTCTATAGGGGCAGTGTTCCCGAGAGAAGAAGTCACATGCAGTATCTGTAAGAAAAAACCATTGGTGCCAAACGAGAATGGGGAATATATGTGTGACCATGTCCCAGGGAAACAGTATGATGGGAAAGTATGTAACTATATATTCTCAAATCCAGAGTTTGAGGAACTCTCGATGGTTGTAGATCCTGCTGACCCACAAGCGTTCATTAGCACTGTGGTAGTTGCAGATAGTATGAATCAGACAGACCTTCGCTCTGAAGCAACAGCAACGGTAACTGATACTGATGCAAACATCGGTTATATAGGATTCTACAAAACTGACAGCAGTGTATACGTAAAAGACACAGCTAGTCGTACCACAGTGTCGAAAGATTCAACCGTGGAGGAAGAAACAATGACTGTTGATAATAGGAATGGAAACAACAAACCAAGTGAACAGACTATAACCATAAGTGTACAGGATGCACTTCTCATGGCAAAAGTTATAGCAAGCCTTGCTGAAAAAGTCATAGAGCTTTCAGCACTAACTGAGGCAGAAAGACCAGACCATATAGAGACGCATGATAGTGCCAATGATGCCCAGGAGAATAACGTTGCACGTGAGAGTGATACTCCCGTCCTGACAGATGATCCCACAGCAGAAGCAGCAACCGATAATGCTGCTCCAGAAGAACCTGAGGGAGCTACCGCAGAAGATTCGGGGGGTAATGAGAGTCAGTCAAGTGACCAAGACGCAATGGAAGAGAATGATGTGGACGCTGCTGAACAAGAGCCAGCCAGTGCTGATGCCGAGAGCGTTCCACTGTCTCAGCCTGCAAATGATATCAGTCAGACAGCTTCGAGAGGATCGAGTGACATTTCAGCATACATTCGGTCTCGACGGCTGCCCGTGACAAGTGAGAAGAAGAGCAATGGCCTCGTGCCATTTAAAATCAAGCTATAAGGAGATGAAGCAGTATGGCAATAAGATTTGATCCTGTAAACGGTGTTTACGGCGGGGTGAAACCTCTCAAGGAGGATTCCAGTCTTGTCCTGCTAAGCACAATGG